GCCGATCATACGACTTAATCATATTTGACGAAGCCGCACTGGGCGATGGTGAATCAGCTTTTAACGTTGCACTACGACCTACCCTAGACAAGCCTAATTCAAAAGCGATCTTTATTTCAACTCCACGTGGCCGCAACAATTGGTTTTCAACTTTTTACAATCGTGGCTTTGATCCAAACTTTCCAGAATGGTGTAGTCTCCAAGCCGACTATACCGAGAATGCCCGCATGAGTTCCCGCGATGTTGAAGAAGCACAACGGTCGATGAGCCGTGCACACTTTGAACAAGAATACAAAGCGTCATTCACTGAATTTGAGGGCCAGATATTTGCATTTGATCAGAACAATTTTTCGGTTCCTTTTGAGCCTACTCCTGATTGCGAGTTTTTTGCTGGCTGCGATCCGGGCTATCGAGATCCTACCGCTTTCGTGGTCTTGGCCTATCAGCCTCACAGTGATTTATTTTGGGTTGTTGATTGTTATCAGCAAGGTGGGGTAAGCACAGCAGAACATGCTCAATCATTTCAAACCCTAATAGATCGTTATCAAGTTGATGCCATATTTATTGATAGTGCAGCTGCGCAGTTTGCATCGGACTTAGCACACATCTACAACATACCTACCATTAAAGCAAAAAAAGACGTACTACCCGGCATTGCTTACGTGCAAACCCTAATAGAACAATCACGGTTGCGTGTAGCACCGCATTGTAAAGAAGTATTAAACATGCTGGATCAGTATCGTTGGGACAATCGCGAAGGATTAAATCGCGAAAAGCCCATACATGATCAGTACAGTCACATGGCAGATGCTTTACGTTATGCGTTATATACCTTTACTATTTGATTATTATAACATGGTTCAACCGCACTTTCAAGTGTGGTTTAGGGTAATCAAAAAAACGCATTGACAACCCCAACCCTACGTGCTATAATAGCAGTATCAAAAACCAAGCTCCAAAAAAATGGCAATAAATACAAACAAGCGTATTGCTGTTAAGTGGGTACGTGACCGTGCAAAGTCTGCATATACAAAACAAGATGTTTGTTATATTTGCAATACCACCGCAAACCTAGAGTTACACCACCTACACTCCGTTACTGTGTTGTTGGAAACCTGGGCTGCTAAGATGGGTTATGATATTTCAACAGATGAAGGCATATGCGCAGTTCGTGACGAGTTTATCGAAACGCACCACACCGAACTATATGAGTTGGTTTACACCCTTTGTAATCCACACCATGTAGCACTTCACGGTGTGTACGGAAAATCTCCAGCACCCAATACGGTGTTAAAACAAAAGCGTTGGATAGAGTTGCAACGAGACAAACAGTTGACCGGTACAGTTAAACCAGTTAAAAGCACTGGCTCATTTTTCTCGGAGTTTACGTAAAAAGGGAAACTATGGGTGTATATACCAAAACCGTTAACTGGTTTCGCGAAAAGCTTAATCCAGCACAACCACAGATTTTTACCGATACTGGCAGTGATGTTAGCACTACCAGTATTTCCAATTACTTGCATGCATTTGAGCGCATTGAAGCCGTAAATCGTGGCGTGTCAATGATTGTAAATGCTGCAGCCAGTTTAGACTATGATGTAAAAGAAGGGTTATCGGATGCGGTGGCTATTGGAGTGCGAAAAAAGCAACTTACTAACTTGCTTAACTTTAGGCCTAATCCTTACCAATCAGCGCAAGATTTTCGTCAAAATATATTTACCGACCTTATACTAGAAGGCAACGTGTTTGTGTACTTTGACGGTGCATTTATGTATCATTTGCCTGCCATAAACGTCGACATTTTAACCGATGAAAAAACTTTTGTAAAAGGCTACGAATACGGCAATAGCACTGTTCGTTTTAAGCCCAACGAAGTATTTCATTTTAAAGATTTAGCCAGCAATTCGATTTATCGTGGCAATAGCCGACTTCAAGCAGCAACACAGTCTATTAACACAGTGTATGCAATGCAAGAATTGCAACAAAACTTTTTTACAAACGGTGCGATGTTTGGTATGGTGTTTACAACCGACAATACATTAAGTCAGGTTGCAAAAGAAAAAACCATTCAACACTGGATGCAAAAGTACAATCCAAAAGCCGGTGGCAAACGCCCCATTATTTTGGATTCAGGATTAAAACCGTATCCAGTTGCACAAACCAACTTTCGTGACATGGACTTTGATGTTGCCTTAAAAACGCACTCAGAAAAGATCTTACAAGCACTTGGCATTCCGCCCATATTATTGGCTGGCGGCAACAACGCCAACATTAGTCCTAATCTGCGGTTGTTTTATTTGGAAACCGTGCTTCCCGTCACACGACGTTTTACCAGTGCCCTAGAACGATTCTTTGGCTACGATGTTGAAGCCGTTACAACAACCGTGAGCGCACTACAGCCCGAATTAAAAGATATAGCGAGCTATCACGCTACTCTAGTAAACGGCGGAATTATTTCGCCAAATGAAGCTAGAGCAGAGCTACGCTTTGCCTCCAAGCCGGGGCACGATGAGCTACGAATACCAGCAAACATTGCCGGGTCCGCAGCAAATCCTAGTCAAGGTGGTAGGCCGCCCAGCGAGCCCGCACCTGAATAATACTAACCTCAAAAGGAGTGGTATGATAGATCAAGACAAATTACTTTACCTTAGTGTAAACAGTACGTTTGTCAAGAACCAAATGCCCACAGAAGCCGGAGATATTCCTTCGATTATGATCAGTGGTTACGCAAGTACTTCTGATTTAGATCGGCAAGGGGATGTAGTACCTCCTTCGGTATGGGAAAAAGGTATGCAAAACTACCTAAGAAATCCCGTAATATTGGCATATCACGATCACGATAAGCCAGTTGGCAGAATGATCGAACACAGAGTCGATCAAAAGGGCCTGTGGATCAAAGCACGTATTTCGTCTGTTGCTGAAAACGTGTTTAATTTAGTTCGAGACGGATTACTGACCGCATTCAGTATTGGCTTCAGAATCAAAGATGCAGCATATGATCAAGAATCTGAAATTTTTACAGTTAACGAATTAGAACTACATGAAATTAGTGTGGTTTCTATTCCAGCAAACCAAAACACTTTGTTTAGTTTATCAAAAGCGTTTGACAGCATTGATAAGTACGAGTCATTTAAATTGCAATTTGCACCCAAAAGCGAATCAGCTAAAGGGCTAGAATCCTCCACGGAAGCAGAAAGCACGTCAATTATAAGTAAGGAATGGAATATGAGTCCAGAAGAAATCAAACAAATGATGGCTGATGCTGCTAAGCAAGCCTCCGAAGATACTGCCAAGGCAATTATCTCTGCCCAAGAAAAAGCTGTTGCTGACAAAGCTGCTGCTGCAAAGCTAGAAGCAGACTTAGAAGCACGCATTAAGGCAGCTGTTGCTGCTGCTACCCCCAAAATCGAAACTGTTGATACCGGTGCTGAAAAGCTTTTAGCCGAAGTTGAAAAGCGTTTCGAAGCCCAAGCCACCGAAAGCAAAAAAGCTTTAGAAGGTTTAGAGGCTGCTTTAAAAGAAAAAGCTGCTGAGTTAGAAGCCATTCAGCGTAGCAAAATGACTTTTGCTGACAAAAATAACGCAGAAGGCATTTCTTTTGCTGACAAAGAAACAGCTGTTATGCTTGGAAAAATGAGCGGCAAATCACTTGCTGACACCAAGTTTGGTCGTGAATTAATGGAAAAAGCCGCTGCTACTCACAGCACTCGCTTGCCCGAGCAAAAGTGGGAATTAGAAGTTTCCATGCGCATGGAAGAAGAAGTTCGTCGTCGCTTGGTTGTTGCTCCCACACTTCGCAACATTGCAATGCAAAGCAACGTTATGGCTATTCCCGTTAATCCTGAAACAGGGTTGGCTCAGTGGGTAACCAACGCACAGTTTGGTGCAGTTCCCGCTAGTCTTGGTGCCGCTGGTGCCAGCGCTGGTAATACAGCAACTCACGCAATTGGTGAGATCATTCTTAACACCTTTAAGCTTGCTACCAACGAGTACATGTCTTACGAGTTGGAT